GCTGCTGCCATTGCAGGAGGGATTGAAGCTGGTTTTGGATCAGGCCGAACTGGACCGTTAAGGCGTCCAAACGATCTAAAGCCGTAGGGAGCGTCACAGTCTTCGTATCTGCCATCACACCAGTCTCCATATCCGACCTTTTCGTACTGCCGGAGTCGCCTAAAGATGGAGGGGTGGAGGTCTTTACACCCCTCTGGGAGTTTAAAGATCCGGTTCCGGACTCATTACCACTCAAGCTAAGCCGCTCCTTATCAGGCACGGCGAAGCCCATCATGCGCATATGCGCAAGGTGGTCAGATGTGTCCTCGTCCCAATCGGCCCACGCATTTGCGGGCTCGATACGGACTGATCTCGCATGCTTGCTGATCTTACCTCCTCGGGTAGGATGTCTACGTTTACTGTAGCCACCTCCTTCTGGCAGGTAGAACACAGGGTCCTCCTCATCCGAGGTGAAACCCTCTTCAGCATGAAAGTCCGAATCCTCCCATTCAATGGCCGCCTTACGCCGCATCTCCCCAGCTGACTCCTTGGGAAGTTGTATCGGCAATAAGCTGCCCTTGTTCCAGTGCAGGGAGGGGGAACCGCTGTTACCAACGTGAACCCCTGCAACACCACCGGCCACCACTAATGGTGACCCGCTGGTTCCGTAATCAGTGGAGACGTGGTACTTGACAATAATGTCTCTCACACGCTCCATGACCCCGGTGCATCGCCGCCAGCCACAACCCGCCGTAGGCGGGGAATAGATTGTAACTGGTGCGTTCTCCACTGGCGCAACAAGCTTTGCTTTGGACACGCCCAAACCGGACATTATCCTTCCACTAGCCCTTATCAACACAAAATCCCTTCCTCCTGTCTTCTCGTTAGGGTGTGATGAAAAGAGCACTTCGCCCACCTGTCCTGGCCCTTCCTTCGAGGGCTCAATCACAAATGGGTGCATTGCTGTGTTGCTGAACTTAGTGCCGCCGATCATCAGATGTGTGGCATTAAACCTTGCAGCCTGCCTAAGCTGGTGCATGGTCATCAACAACACATCGTGACCTCCCCACTCAACCCTAGACCCGCAGCCTATGACTGCTTTGGACTCGGGATGGTGGAGCGTGAAGACAAACTCTGGAGGTGTCTCCACGGCGACAAATGGGTTCC